TTTATTAAATATTTCTAAAAGCTGTTCTGTTATATTTATTAACTCAGCAAATTTATCTGCCCCTAAAGTTAATCCACCTCTAGCATGTCCAACTTGACCTCCTGAACCAGCTACACTCCCCCCTCTTTCATTTAAGGGAGCATTTTCTACTACCTTTCTTTTAGCTATAAAACCTAAAGATTTTCCAGGATTGTCTAATATAAGTTGATTATCTTCGTCTATATTTATTCCTGCTACAAGTATACTTAAAGTTCTTTCATCAGTACCTCTTTGACTATTAAATACTAATCTTTTTCTTAATTCTCCTATAGCTACACCCATAATCTTAAAAATATCAGCTGTAGAATCAAGATCTACATGTTCTATTATATACATTGTTCCGATACGTAAATTTTGTTTCTGAAATTTTATAGTAGTTTGTTTACGCATTTCTTGTTCAAAGAGTTTTTCAAACTTTAATCTTAATCTTCCGGCAGATTTAAAAAATTGATTATTTGTCAATTGTTGTATTATTTTTGGATCTAAACCTTTACTATGTCTTAACATTTCTGATTTATGAAATTTTAATAATTTTACAAAAGTTATTTTATTAACAAATAATATTTGTATATCTCTATTAATTTTAGCCTTTATATCTTTTATAAAAGAATCTCGTAAAGCATTTGCAAGATTTTGAAAATCTTTTATAGTACCCGCCATTACGGACTAAACCTATATAAGTCTAAAACTCGTCTAATATGTGGCGGCCAGCTACTAGCTGACTGTGGCAAAGGATTATCTATAGTTGCACCTAGTAAAGCTTTAGAAGGAGTACGTTGTTCATCCTCATAATAATCAACCATATCAAATACAGCTAATTTTAAATCTTCTGGTACTTCAATATATCCTGCGGTATATTCTATTTCTAAACTTCTATACGGTGTATCAAAACTAGTAAGAAATTTATCTACTGTTTTCTGTGTAAATACAGAACCTTCTTGTAAATCTACAAAATATCCATTTTGTGCTGCAGGACCTTCAGTCATTGTTATCTGATTTAATCCTCCATCTGTAGAAGTCTTTACACTAATTACAGATAATACTGGAAACTTATCTAATATTACTAAATTAGTTTTGGCATTATGCCATTCAGTAATACTATTACTAGAAGTATTATTTAATAGAAATCTTCTATTACAATAATTTTCTACAAGTGCACTAATCATAGTAATTAAAGCCTGGAATTTTCCATCTTTAAGTGTACTTTGAATCGCTTTATATTCCTTATAGTCGTCTAAAGATACTAATTCGTGTGCCATATTTATCCAAAAAGTTAGGGGTGGGAGTCTAGCTCCCACCCAATAACAATATTATTAAGATGCTATATTATAATTAATAGTCGCTGCGCCAGTAATAATATCTTGGAAAGCAAATCGTCTAGATGATACGATTACTCTTTTTTGGTTAATTACATCTCTATCAGTTTCAGTCATAATTCCTCTTAGCTGACCTTTAATAAAGTTAGCAGGATATACCATTGTAGCTAATGCAGTTGTAAGTGTTCCTGCTGCAATAGCTGCGTTGTCAAACTGTTGTGAAACAAGTGTTTTTACACCAAAAATAGAACCAACTTGTCCAGTTAGAATTGTAGCTAAAGGACCTAATACATCTACTGTTTTGAAATTGGTTAATTTCATTAGTTCGTAGTAATAATCATGTGAACATAATAAAATTAATCTAGATGGATCTAATCCATAAAGTCCTAAATTACGTCTCATATCTACAATATGATCTTCCGTTACATTGGCTTCCCAGTTTGCTCCGCCAGTAACTTCAACATCAGTAGTTAACGCACCACGGTTTACAATACCTGTAATAGGATCATAAGCTACAGTTGCAGTTAAGTTACCTACCCCTCTTAATAGGGCTAGATCAGATTCACGAGACATTCTTCGTGCTACAGCATCGTTGATAATCGGAGCAAGTGCAACAATGCTATCTTCCTCTTCTTCATAACCGATGTACTCTCTTGTTGCTAATTTACGAGCAATCAATGTTTGTTCATCGATCTGATGATCTTGAGCTGCACCGGTGGAAGTATCAGTTCCATCACCGGTTTCATCGGACGGATTTCTACTAGAACGTAGAGCCGCATCATTAACCCATGTTGCATTTCCTGCATCTGGGTTGATAGGCATATTCATAGTAGGTGTTACCATTGGAATTGATGTAAATAAAGGTTCAACAACAAGAGTTTCTCTTAACGCATTTTGAACACGTGTTGAGTACTCATCTTCCCATTCCCCTACTACACTGGAATCCCAATGTTCCATTCCAGATTTTGTTACTAATCTTTTAAAATTTTCCAATTCAGGAATTGGGCGTTTTAAAAGTTTTGACGCATACATAAGACCATCTCTCTGGTCTGATGTAATATTTTTATAAAGATCTTTTTCATCTTTAACAAATTTCATTTTGTTAACTGTACTACGATCTTTTAAAAAGGCCTCTTCTAAAGACCCATCTTCTGCCATCGCTTTTACAGATTCTTGTAAACCTTTAAGAACTTCACCTAAGTCTTTATTTTGCTCAAGTATTTCTTCTCTTAGGTCTTTTACAAGACGTTCAGCAGCGGTTGTAGCAGTATTTTCAATACGCTCTGCTGCATCTTTAGCAGCTTGTTCAGCAGCTGCTTCCGCATCTGCGTCAGCTTTAATGCTGCCTTTAACCGCAGCAGCAATTTCTTCTGCCATCGCTTTAAGATCTAAAGGTTGTACAGCCTTTTTATCTTTAACTTCCATTAAAATCTCCTCACTTTTTGACTTACTATAATAATTTTTGAACTCTTTTAACTCAGCTGCATCAGAGAAATTTTTCTCGAC